GCTTCTGGGCTTCGACGTCGTTGCGGAGGTTTTCGACGAGCTTCTCGAACCGGGCGGGGTCGAAGTCGCCTTCGAACTTGGGCGCCTTGGCCTTGGGTTCGGCGGGCGGCTCGGTGGCCGGTTCGGTAGGAGTGGCGGGCTGTGCGGGGGGCGTTGCGGGTGCGGCCGGCTCTGGCGGAGTCGGGGCGGTGCCTTCGGGCGCGGGCGGGGTGACCGGCTGGGTGCTCGGGGCCGCGGGTGCGTTCTCGGGCTGGGCGGGGGTCGACATCGAGCCTCCTTGGGCTGCCTGGACGTGCTGAAGTGCGGCGCCTTGTCCGCGCACGTCTGGCATGGATGCTAACCCAAACCTAGGGTCAATGCTGCACAATCAAAGGTGAGATTGCAAGCTAGCCTTTGAATCCACGGACGAGAGGGGGTGTGGTGTGACGGAGAGCAGCAAGCACATCGCCGACACGGCGCAGCGTCAGCCCGCCCAACTGAGGGCCCTCGAGCACCGCCACGCAGCCGTTGCCGCGCGCCCCCTCGCCAAGGCCCTCGCCGACGCCGAAACCGACGCCACCCACCGCTGGATGATGGTCACCTCGCCGCAGCAGGCCATCCCGTCCGAGGCCAACCTCAAGGCGCTCATCGAGCACATCCGCAAGGCCCTCGAGGCTGCGTTCTACGGGCAGGGCGCGTACGCCATGCGCGAGGCCCAACGGGCCGCCTACACCGCCGCAAGCCTTGGTATCCAGCACGCCTCCAGGATCGTGGCACTTCTGCGTGGCGTTCCCCCGCCCACCAACATCCCGCCCGAGACCGGTGCCATCGCGGACCGGGCCGCCGGCGCCATCCCCTCCGCAGTCCAGGAGGAGCACTCGCACGCCCTGGCGCTGCTCACCACTGCGGGCCTGACCGCGACCGGGATCGCCGGAGTGAAAGGCGTGTTCTCGAGGGCCCGCCGTGCGGTCACCCGCATCACCGCGGGCGTGGCCGTAGCCGTGACATCGGCGGCCGCCAACGCCGCCCTCACTGTCGCCCGCTACCTCGGCCCGGGCGTACGCATGCTGTGGGTCGCGGAACCCGGCGCCTGCCCGGCCTGCGCCGCGTACGCCGGCCGCTCCATCCGCCCAGGCGGGCACTTCCCCGGCGGCCTGTCCCTGGACCCGCGCCGCACGGTGTTCCTCACCTCGATCCCGGGCCCGCCCCGTCACCCCCACTGCCGGTGCAGCGTCATCCCCTGGCATCCGTCGTGGACGACGCGCGGCACCCGCCTGCCGGTGCTGCTGCAGCAACTCGCCCGCACCGGCGCCCGTATACCTGCTCCCGCCCGAAGGACCCCGTGATGCCCACAGGAACGATCAGCCCGGACCGGTTCGATGAGTTCCGCGCCCTCCACGCCCAGGGGCTGGGCCGCAATGCGATAGCCCGAGAGATGGGCGTGGCGCCTGTGTGCGTCTCACGTACAGCCGAGTACCTGGGTCTCACCTTCGACCGTTCTCGCATCCAGGCCGCCACAGAGGCGCGTCTCGCCGACCTGGCGGAGCGACGGTCCCTGCTCGCCGAAGATCTCCTGGACGACGCGGAGAAGCTGCGTCAGCGGCTCTGGGAGCCGGCCGTCGTGTACGCGTTCGGCGGCAGCGCCAACACCTACGCCGAAGAGCACGTGAGCGAGCCCCCGCCGGCCGACAAGCGCGCGTTGATGGCGACCGCGGCCACGGCGATAGACCGCGTGCTGAAGCTGGTACCGCCCGAAGCGAGCAGTGGCGCCGACGACGCGAAGTCCATGCTCGGCAAGCTCGCCGAAGGTATCGCCGCCATCGTCCAACAGGGTGATGAGAGCAACGGTTCGGAGGATGGACCGCTGTGATCGTTCGCCAGTCAACTCCCGCCCGAAACCGTAGAATTGGGCGTACAACACTCATACAGAACCCCGGCGGCTGCGCTAACAGCCCCGGGGCATGGCCGACACTTTCGAGGAGTGCCGACATGACCAAGCGTACCTGCAGCGTGCCCGGGTGCGAACGGATCCACTACGGTCGCGGCTGGTGCAGCCTGCACTATGCGCGCTGGCGAACCCACGGCAGTACCGACAAGCCGATCCGAAAGGTCCCTACCGCGCCGCCGTGCAGCGTCGACGGTTGTGGGCATCCTTCGGCTGACCAGGGACTCTGCTCAGCCCATTGGCATCAGAAGAGGGCGCAGCAATCCACCACCCGGCGCAGGCGGACGGAACGCCGCAAGGCTGGCCCGCCTGCGGATGCGCAGCAGCCTGCTAAGAAGTCGTGCAGCATCGAAGGCTGCGCCCAGAAGCATGTCGCCAAAGGACTCTGCGGGTGGCACTACCAGGTCGCCCGCGACGGGCGCCAGCCTGTCTGCTCGGTCGACGGCTGCGATAGCCCCGAGCGAGCCAAGGGTTTGTGCCCTAACCACTACGCCTACCTGAGGCGCCACGGCGTCCCCTCCCCGCAGTTCACGTGCGAGAGCTGCCGGGGCACGTTCCCAGGACGGGCCAACACTCGACACTGCGTCGCCTGCAAGCCGTCCCCCAGCTTCTACGCACAAGAGCGCAAGGCACGTCTGGCGCTCAACAACGCGTCCATGACAGACGCCGATCATCGTGAGTCAGCCGCCTACCGGCAGATCATCGCGAGCGACCCTTGCGTCTACTGCGGCGCAGCCAGTGTGGCCATCGACCACGTCACCCCCATCGTCGAGGGCGGATCTGACATCTGGAGCAACCTGGCCCCAGTCTGCAAGCCGTGCAACTCGAAGAAGCGGAGCCGGTCCGTCTTGGCCCTCATGCTCGACAGGGTCACCGGATGAGCGTCGCCGACCTCGGGATGTCCCGGAAGCAGATGGACTTCGTGGCCAACAGCACGGCGCGAATCAACATCGCTTCCGGGTCTATTCGAGCCGGCAAGACCATCTCCACGCTGCTCCGGTGGCTGATCTACGTGGCGAGCGCCCCCAAGGGCGGGGAACTCGCGGTGGTCGCGAAGACCACGAACACCGCGGCCTCGAACGTGTTCATCCCCTTGCAGGATCCCAACCTGTTCGGACCGCTCGCACAGCACGTGCACTACACGCGAGGCGCGCCCACTGCCACGATCCTGGGCCGGCCGGTCCGGGTCATCGGCGCAAACGACGTCCGGGCGGAGGAGCGGCTTCGTGGCATGACCTGCGCGGGTGCGCTCGTGGACGAGGCGACGCTCGTGCCGCAGGAGTTTTGGACCCAGCTCCTGGGCCGCATGAGCGTGCCGGGGGCCAAGCTGTTCGCCTCCACCAACCCGGGGTCGCCGGCGCACTGGCTGAAGCGGGACTTCATCGACCGTCGTGATGAGCTGGGCATCCGGTACTGGCACTTCACTCTGGACGACAATCCGTCCCTGAGCCGGGACTACGTGGCGGCGATCCGTGCTGAGTTCGTGGGCCTGTGGTTCCGTCGTTTTGTCCTGGGTGAGTGGATCGCTGCTGAGGGCGCTGTCTTCGACATGTGGGATGACGAGCGGCACATCGTCAGCACGCTACCGGAGATCGCCAAGTGGATCGGCGTGGGCGTCGACTACGGGCAGACCAACCCCTTCCACGCCACACTCCTCGGGCTGGGTAGGGACCGCCGCCTGTACATCGCTTCGGAGTGGCGGTACGACGGCCGGCAGCAGCGCCGTCAGCTCACGGACCTCGAGTACTCGGAGCGGCTGCGGGCGTGGCTGTCGGACGTCCCGGGCCTGGGTGCGGTACGCCCGCAGTTCGTCACTGTGGACCCGTCGGCGGCCTCGTTCAGTGCGCAGCTGAAGCGTGACCGGCTCACCCCCACCCCGGCGAACAACGCTGTCCTGGACGGCATCCGCACCATCTCCAGCCTGCTGTCCGCGGGGAAGCTGCTCGTTCACTCCTCCTGCAAGGGCCTGATCACGGAAATGCCGGGCTACGCCTGGGACGACAAGGCGGCAGAGAAGGGCGAGGACAAGCCCATCAAGGTTGCTGATCATGGAATCGACAGCACCCGGTATGTCACGTACACCACCCGAGCCCTTTGGCAGCGCCAGATCGCTATGGCCGCCTAACCCCAACCCTGTAGAGGAGTCGTCATGCCGCTGCCGCCGTCCGGGAAGACCGTCTGGCCCCCGAACCAGTTCCACGAGCCGTTCGCCGACATGGACGTGTGGCGGGCCTGGTACTCGGGAGACACCAGCCATCTGGCGCTGGTGTACGGGGGCCCGGGTGCGTATGCGCAGGGCGAGTTGGCCCGGAGCTTCTTCGACCTGAACAAGCCGTCCCAGTTCCGGGGCGGGCTCGTGGGCGGGCTGGCCCGGATGTTCTGGGGGGAGCCGATCACGCCGGGGCAGCCGGCTGCGAAGCTGCACGTGCCGATCGCCGCGGACATCGCGGAGTTGTCAGCGAACCTGCTGTGGTCGGACATTCCCACGGTGACGGTGGACGCGGACTCCACGGAGGGCGCGGCGTCGCTGGTGGGGACGCAGGATCAGATCAAGCGGTACCTGGATGACTGCGGGCACTCCACGCTGCGGGAGGCCGCGGAGATGGCGGCCGCGCTGTCCGGGGTGTACGTGCGGGTGGTGTGGGACACGTCGCTGCGGCCGAGGCCGTGGATGGACGTCCTCTCCCCTGACGCGGTCGTCCCGGAGTGGCGGTGGGGGATGCTCGCGGCGGCGACGGTGTGGCGGGAGCTGGAGCCGCTGCACAACAGCACGGAGGTGTGGCGGCTCCTCGAGCGGCACGAGCCCGGCAGCATCGAGTACGGCCTGTACCGGGGGGACGCAGACACCCTCGGCATGCTGATGGCGTTGGACGACCACCCGGAGACCCAGGAGTTGGTGGGCCGGGTCAACGAACACAGCATCGTGGAGACCGGCATAGACCGGCTGTTGATCGTCTACATGCCGAACGTGGGCCCGAACCGGCAGTGGGATCACGTGCCCGACGCCAAGCCGTTCGGTCGGTCGGACTTCGCTGGGATCGAGCCGCTCATGGGTTCCCTGGACGAGGCGTGGACGTCCTGGCTGCGGGATCTGCGTCTGGGTAAGGCGCGGCTGGTCGTGCCGCAGTCGATGCTGGAGACCGACGGGCCCGGTACGGGCGGCATGTTCGACCTGGACCGTGAGGTGCTGCTCGAGCTGAACATGCTGGACGACGGCGCGGGCGCGGCGGCCATCAAGGATGTGCAGTTCGCGATCCGGGTGGAGGAGCACGAACGGACGTGCAACGCGCTGCGCGGGCAGATTCTCTCGAGTGCCGGCTACTCGGCTCAGTCGTTCGGGGATGAGGGCAACGTCGCGGTGACCGCGACGGAGGTCGCGGCCCGGGAGAAGCAGTCCCTGACCACGCGCGGGCTGAAGCTCCTGTATCAGCGGCCGGCGCTCATCGAGATCCTCACCACCATGCTCTGGGTGGACGCGGTGAACTGCGGTGCCAAGGGCGTGGACCCGACGGTGGAGCTGACCGCTACGTGGCCTCAGGCCGTGCAGCCCGACCCGGAGGCCACGGCCCGCACGCTGTCGTTCCTCGAGACCGCGGGGGCGATCAGCACCTGGATGAAGGTGAAGACCCTGCACCCCGAGTGGGACGACGACGAGGTGGCGGAGGAGGTCACGCGGATCCGGGACGACAAGGCCGCGGCGAACCCGATCCCGGCCGGCGACCCGTTCGGCACCGGTGGCGGCCAGGTGGAGGACCCGACGGCGGCGGGCGAGGACGGCGCTCCGGAGGACGCGGCAGACGGGCAGGCGCCGGGCGACCAGACAGACCAGCAGGGGCAGGCGAGCGGGAAGCAGGGACGGTCCGCGGCGGCCTGAGCGGGACAATGGCGGGCATGACCGTGAACCTTGCCGTGTTCCTCCGTGCCCGCCTGGACGAGGACGGGGCACGCCAGAAGGACAGCCTGACGGCCTGGCACAGCCGGGACTGCGAGTCGCTGCCTGACGTGCTGTACCCGGACCGTGAGCCGGGCGCCTGTGACTGCGGTGTGCCCGAGCGGATGCTGGCCGAGGTGGAGGCCAAGCGGAAGCTGGTGGCTGCCTACGAGTCTGCGGTCACTGCTTACGGAGCGGCGGAGCTAGGCACGACGGTCAGCGATCTGATGACTGGCTCTGTGAACTCTCTGCGCTACGCGCTTCAGCTCGCTGTCCTGGCGTACGCCGACCACCCCGGCTTCAAGGAGGAGTGGCTGCCGTAGCCGGCTGTCAGCGGTCCTTGCCGAGGGTGGGGAGCCCGCCACGGTACGGCCGGTACGCGGAGCCGTTGGTGCGCGGGGTGATGCCGAGTTTCTTCTTCAACGCGGCCAGGTGCTCGGCATCCGCCTTGGCCTGCTTCTTCTCGTCTTCGGCGGCGCGGAGTCGTGCGGCTTCGGCGTCGGGCACGATCCGTTTCGGCTGCCCGTTGTCCAGGCGCTCCGTCTCGTAGAGGAAGCTGTGGGCCCACCGCTCGTACTTCTCGGCAGCCTCGAGGTCGCCGTGCACCTCAAGGGCCTCGATCTGCTTGTCCTCGAAGTTGCGGGCCATGCGGATGCAGAAGGCGTGCCGGCTCTCGCCGATCCAGTCCGGGCCGGACATTGTGTTGTCGCTGGCTCCCATGGCGTCCCCCTCACAGCGCAGTTCTGACGGAGTGTAGGCGCCGGGCGGTGGACGGGTGAGCCTTTTGTGACGCTGCGTAGAGCTTGGGTGGGCGGGGGCTCGAGGGCTGTCAGCGGCGGCGGACGCCCTTACGCGCAGGCAGCCGGCGGTAGCGGACAATCGGGCCGCCAGGCGTGGCGTGGGCCTTCCGGCGGGCGTATCGGCGGAGCTTGGGCGAGGCGAAGAACAGCCGCCACTGTGCACGCGACCGGAAGCCGGTAGATCGCTTCCCTGCCATGTGATCACCTCCCCTCCCCTCAGCATGCCCGCCCAGGCCCGGGCTGCTCCCAGCGGCTCACGCGCGCGAAGCCGGACCGGACCGGTCCCCGCTTCAGGCGGTGCTCTTGGGTTCGGTTTGGCTGGGCCTGCGGGGCCAGGGCACGGCGTGGCCGGATGCGAGGAGGTCGGTGTTGAGGCAGGCGCCGTCGGGTGCGGTGATCGTGCCAAGGAGTCGGCCGTAGGCGTCGTTGCGGTCCTTGGTGGTCTTCACTGTCACCATGCCGTCGGGGCAGTGCTGGGCGAACCAGGCTTGGACCCAGGCGCGTGCTTGCTGGCCTTCGGGGGTGGAGAGTTCGGGGGCGTTGAGGCCGGCGGCGCGGATACGGATTCCGTGGGCCCAGGTGTGGAGGCCCAAGTCGATGTCCAAGATCATCGTGTCCGCGTCGATCGTGCGAACCAGGCGGGCGGCGTACTCGTACACGGGGGCTCCTGGGGATGTGGGTCGGCCCCCGCTGCCCGGGGGGAGTTGGGCGGCGGGGGCCGTGGTGCCTGGGGTCGGGTGGGACGGGCCGGGTCCCCGGGCGGACGTCTCTGATGGTGGCGTATGGGGTGGGGTTTGTCTGAGGCGCGTTCCCCCGGGGGCTACTCCCCCGCTGGGAGCTGGTTGCGGGTGGTGGCCCAAACGCCGGTGGTCTTGCTGTGCACGGTGCGGGAGTCCTGGTGGACGGTGCCGGTGTAGTGCTGGTGGATGACGGGGGGCGCGGCTTCGACGACCTGCTTGGCGCGGCCGAGGAGGCGGCTGAGGGCGAAGACGGGGACGGCGAGGGAGATCGGGGCGGCGGCGCCGATGGCGAGGCTGGTCGGGTCGGCGTGACCGATGACGTAGAGGATGAGCGCGGTCATGCCGCCGAGGGGGATGGAGGCTGCGCCGGCGGACAGCATCATGGTGCTGGCGTCGACGGCCTTCTGGCTCATCGGGGGGCGGCCTTCCTGCGGGATGGGCGGGGTGGGTCCGATCGTGTAGGTGGCGG